GAACACGGCGCTAACTGGAATCACCGCCGCGCTATCGAATGGGCAGCAGAGCAAGCATGCCGGGTTGTGGTGTTAGAGGATGATGCGCTACCGGTGCCGGAATTTACTGGCAAAGTCGCCGAATGGCTCAATCGCTTTCCTGACGCTCTTTGCTCTTTCTACCTTGGGACAGGAAGACCACCTCAGTATCAGCTCGACATAGCCGCAAATCTAATTGCAGCAGATAAGGCCAGAGCTGACTACATCACACTGCCTCGTCTGATTCACGGCGTCTGCTACAGCGTGCCTCAGCAGCACATCAAGCGAGTGCTGGATAAATGGAACCACAGTAAAGCAGCTGACTATGCAGTCGGTGATGCTTACGGTGGCCCTGTTGTTTATCCATGTTACTCGCTCGTTGACCATGCTGATGGAAAGCCGGTAGAGCCAGCGAGAGACAACCAGCCACGAACGGAACGCCGGAGAGCATGGAGGTTACATGTCTAAATTAAAGACGCTGCAGCCACGCCTGAAGGCCATTGATACGCGCCGCATCAAGCCTGTGTACGGTGAGAACCGTCGCATCAGTGGTAGCGCACGTGTTGGACTCAAGCGTCGTATCTGGGTGCGTGACGGCGGACATTGCTGCATGTGCTCCCGAGCGGTAGACCTGCATGAGAGCGAGCTTGATCATCGCATCGCCCTGCAATTCGGTGGAGATAACACAGAGCGAAATGTGTGGACACTCTGCATTGAATGTCACGCCGGTAAGTCATCTCGTGAAGCAGCAACTGGTCAGCCTGACGAAGAGGCGCTCAAGCATGCTGTGCCTGATCGCTCCAGTCATTCAATAACAATTGTCTGAGGTGAATATGGAATGGTTATTGCTGGTCTTAATGGTGGCATTCGTGCTGCTACTTATGCATGCAAGTGCGGGCGCACAGCCCACTTCGCTGTCATGCAACGAGATGAGAAATCGATACGGAACGCCGAAGCCTAACAGCTGTAACCATCCCGACAGCGGTTACCAGCCCAGAACTAAAAACAGGAGAGACGGCCCCGTGCTCCCACCTAAGCGGCCTTGACCGAATTCATTTCAAATGAGAATGAATATCAAGTGATAACCTGATGTGTCATGAAAGGTTTAAATGAAATCATTTCAATGTGAATTATATTGATTATCATAAAGTCAGGGGGGGTATGCTCCGAAGTAAACACCGATCGCGCTGGACACCGCGCCCCCTCTCACGCACAGAAAAAATCCCCATTTGGAGGATGTAAACATGTTAACGGCGCAGAAGCGGAAGTTCGCCATCGCGCTGATGTCCGGTATGTCTCAAAAAGATGCGGCAATAAAGGCGGGATATTCTGAGAAATCCGCACGGTCAAAGGGTTCGCAGCTTGCAAAAGACCCGGAGGTCATCGCATTTATTGCACGTAAAAAGAAGGAGGTAGTCGAGACAGACGAATCGCCGACTCATGGGAAGAATGTTTACACCGCAGCGGTAAACAGCGCTGACCAAAATGACACACCCTCTGCGCCGCTTGAGCGTCCTCCTGTTATCGGTTCCTTTGATGACCCGCTTAAATTTCTGATGGCCGTCATGAACGATGGCACTGAGGATATTGATATCAGAAAGGATGCGGCAAAGGCCATGCTTCCCTACATGCACCCAAAAAAAGGAGAGACCGGCAAAAAAGATGCGCGAAACGCAGCCGCAAAAGCAGCGGTCGGCACCAGTAAGTTCGGGGCCATGTCTCCGCCGAAGCTCGTGGTAAACAACAAGGGGTAAATCATGGCGCAGTGGACAACAGCCTGCACGGACTGGGAATCCCGTCTGGTGGCTGGCGAATCAATAATTCCTCCGCCTATTTTCCCCGACAAGGCAGAGCAGGCGCTAGGGATATTCCGCGAGTTACGGGTTTCCGACCTGCCAGGCAAACCAACATTCGGTGAATGTTCTGAGGAGTGGGTGTTCGACTTCGTGAAAGCCATCTTCGGTGGATATGACGCTGAAACGGGCAACCAGTTGATCCGTGAGTACGGACTGCTGATATCCAAGAAGAACACCAAATCGACCATCGCGGCGGGCATTATGCTGACCGCATTGATTCTTTGCTGGCGTGAGGATGAAGAGCATCTGATTTTAGCGCCGACGAAAGAGGTAGCCGACAACAGCTTTAAGCCAGCTGCCGGCATGATCCGTGCCGACGACGAACTTTCTGATATGTTCCAGATCCAGGACCATATCCGAACTATCACCCACAGAGTGACGCGCAATACCCTGAAGGTTGTGGCCGCGGACACAGACACGGTATCGGGTAAAAAATCAGGGCGCATTCTGGTTGATGAACTCTGGCTGTTCGGTAAGCGCTCCAATGCCGAAGCCATGTTCATGGAAGCCCTTGGCGGGCAGGTGTCCCGTAACGAAGGGTGGGTGATATTTCTCACCACTCAGAGCGATGAACCCCCGGCTGGGGTCTTTAAAGAGCGCCTGGATTACTGGCGCAATGTTCGTGACGGGAAGATTAACGATTCTAAGACGCTTGGCATTCTTTATGAGTTCCCTGAGCGACTGGTGGAAAGCAAGGCCTATCTCGAGCCGGAAAACTTCTACATCACCAACCCAAATATCGGGCGCTCGGTCAGTGCCGAGTGGATAGGCGATCAACTCCGTAAAAATCAGGCCAAAACGGACGGCACGCTACAGCAGTTTCTGGCAAAACACCTCAATATTGAGATCGGACTGAACCTTCGCAGCGACCGCTGGGCCGGCGTCGATTTCTGGGAGCAGCAGACGCAGCGCGTCAGTTTCGATGACCTATTGCGACGCGCAGAGGTGATCACCGTCGGTATAGATGGTGGTGGCCTTGATGACCTGCTGGGGTTTTCCGCAGTCGGTCGTGACGCAGATACGCGCGAGTGGCTTTGCTGGAGTCATGCTTGGGCGCACGAAGTAGCTATCCGCCGTCGTAAAAGCGAGGAATCCAGACTGAACGACTTCGTGATGGCTGGCGACCTGACCATCGTGAAGCGAGTGGGTCAGGATACGGAAGAGATCGCCGAATACGTCAGCCGAATCCATGCTGCTGAGTTGCTCGACAAGATCGGCATTGACCCGTCAGGTGTAGGGCAAATTCTTGATGCGCTGATTGAGGCGGAAATACCTGCAGATGCGGTGGTCGGCGTCAGTCAGGGCTGGCGACTTGGTGGTGCCATAAAAACTACGGAGCGCAAGCTTGCAGAAGGCGTGTTGATTCATGGCGGCCAGCCGATGATGGCCTGGTGCGTGGGTAACGCCCGCGTGGAGCCAAAAGGTAACGCCGTCCTCATTACCAAACAGGCCAGCGGCAAAGGGAAAATTGACCCGCTGATGGCGCTATTTAACGCCGTTTCGCTCATGGCGCTGAACCCTGAGGCAAAGAATCAGGATTATGAGGTGCATTTCATATGACAGTCATGTCAGTTAACGACCCGCTCCGGCGGGTTTTTTCGTTTCAGGAGGCAGCTAAATGACGCTTAATCGCGCATGCACCCTAATGACGGTAAAGGCGGTGAACGAGGACGAGCGGATCATTACCGGCGTTGCCTCCACACCGTCTCCCGACCGTGACGGGGACATCATGGAGCCGGAGGGTGCGAAGTTTCGCAGCGAAACGCCATTTCTCTGGCAGCACGACCGCTCACAACCCATCGGCACCTGCACACCAAAGATGGTGAAGGGCGGGCTGGAGATTACCGCAAAACTGGTTAAGCCCACACCGGATATGCCGTCACAACTTATCGCCCGCCTCGATGAGGCATGGGCATCCATTAAAGCGGGCCTGGTTCGTGGCCTTTCGATTGGCTTCAGGCCAATTGAATACTCTTTCCTGGATGAAGGCGGTATCCGCTTTTTGTCTTGGGACCTGCTCGAGGTCTCGGCAGTAACCATTCCGGCAAACGCCGAATGCTCCATAAATACCGTTAAATCTTTTGATCGCCAGTTACTCGCCGCGGCAGGCAATGAGAAACCGGTGGTTAAAGCTAAACAATCCGCTGGCGCTACAGCACTCAAAACCAATACTAAAAAAGGAAACATCTCGATGAATATCGCAGAACAGATTAAAAGCTTTGAAACGAAGCGTGCGGCGCTGGCAGCTTCTCGTGAAGAGATCATGTCAAAAGCCGCTGAAGAAGGACGCACTCTCGATATGGAGGAAGAGGAAAGCTACGACAATACCTCCGCCGAGATTAAGTCAGTTGATGCGCACCTGAAGCGACTGCGTGATATGGAATCCACCCAGGCGGCAAACGCCAAGCCAGTCACTAAAACCGCTGGCGGCGAAGTAAGTGTGGTAACAACCAGCGCGCCGGGCATCATTCGCGTTGAGCAGAAACTGGAAAAAGGCATCGCGTTTGCCCGATTCGCCAAGGCTCTGGCAGCAGCTAATGGCAGCCGTTCTGAGGCTCTAGAAATTGCACGCAAGCAGTACCCGGACGATCCTAAACTTCATCACGTTCTGAAGGCCGCCGTCGGCGCAGGCACAACCACCGATCCGACCTGGGCAGGCGCGCTGGTTGAATACCAGGAATATGCTCAGGACTTCGTTGAGTTCCTTCGTCCGCAGACCATTATCGGCCGCTTCGGGCAGGGTAACATCCCATCCCTGCGTCAGGTTCCGTTCAACATCCGCATTCCTGCGCAGACATCTGGCGGTTCAGCGAACTGGGTCGGTCAGGGCAAGGCGAAGCCGCTGACGAAGTTTGACTTCGAATCGATCACCTTCAGCTTCGCAAAAGTAGCCGCGATTGCAGTTCTGACTGATGAGCTGATTCGTTTCTCTAATCCAGCTGCTGACGCCCTGGTGCGTAACGCACTGGCTGAAGCAGTGATCGCCCGCCTGGATACGGACTTTATCAACCCGTCCAAGGCTGAAGTAGCGAACGTCTCGCCAGCTTCCATCACCAATGGCATCACCGCGGTTCCGTCTACGGGCAATCCTGACGACGATGCGGCTGCCGCATTTGGTGTGTTCGTCGCGGCTAACCTTCAGCCTAACGGTGCGGTCTGGCTGATGTCCAGCACCACAGCGCTGGCACTGTCCATGCGTAAAAATGCGCTGGGCCAGAAGGAATATCCGGAAATGACGCTGCTTGGCGGCACCTTCCAGGGCCTGCCGGTGATCGTTTCCCAGTACGTTGGAAACCAACTGGTGCTGGTGAATGCGCCGGACATTTATCTGGCCGACGATGGTGGTGTGGCGGTGGATATGTCTCGTGAAGCATCGCTGGAAATGGAAAGCGCGCCTACTGGCGACAGCGTGACGCCAACCGGCACCGAACTCGTTTCCATGTTCCAGACCAACAGCGTAGCTATCCGCGCTGAACGCTGGATTAACTGGAAGCGCCGCCGCACAGCAGCCGTAGCTGTTATTTCCAATGTTAACTACGGCACGACTCAGACCAGCTAACCAAATCAGGAGGGCGGGGGAAGCCCCGCCATTTTGCATGGCAAAAATCAGATATCTTCAGCGCACCCACGACGCTAAGCCCGGCGATGAAAAAAGCGTGGGCGATCAGTGCGCGAGGGTGCTGGTACTGCTTGGCAAGGCTGAGTACATCAGCGGTAAACGCCATGGTGGCGGGAAAAAGAAAAATAACGCGGGGAACGGCTGATGTGGAACCCTTTCCGTAGAAAAGAGAAGGCGCTGCAGCAACCCGCCGGGCAGGGTGTGTGGACTCCGCTTTTAAGTTATGTCCGCGAGCCATTTGCCGGAGCCTGGCAGCGCAATCTGGAAATAAACGAAAAAACTGTTCTTTCATTCCATGCCGTTTTTTCCTGCATATCGCTGATCGCGAGCGATATCTCAAAGATGCCCTTGCGACTGATGCGGCGTGACAGCAATGGTATCTGGAAAGAAAACAACAAAGGCAAAGAAGCTGCGATTTACAGGCGGCCAAATGCATTCCAGAACCGAATGCAGTTTTTCGAGTGCTGGCTTAACTCAAAGCTTTGTTACGGGAATACGGTCGTTCTTAAGATCCGCAACAGTCGTGGCGAAATCGCTGAACTGCGCATTCTGGACTGGAACAAAGTCACCCCCCTCGTGGCAGAAGACGGTTCAGTTTTTTACCAGATTAACCCTGACAACATGTCCGGGGTTGAATCATCAGTGACAGTGCCTGCGCGTGAGGTTATCCACGATCGATTCAACTGTCTGTTCCATCCCCTTATTGGTCTTTCTCCGATTTATGCCGCTGGTCTGGCTGCGATGCAGGGCCACCATATCCAGGAAAACTCGGCATTCTTTTTCCGCAACGGGAGCAAGCCCAGCGGTGTGATAGAGGTGCCAGGAAGCATCACCGAAGAGAACGCCATAAAGCTGAAAGCCAGGTGGGATACCGGGTACACCGGAGAGAACGCTGGCAAAACAGGCATCCTGAGTAACGGGGCTAAATACAATCCCGTCTCGATGTCCGCCGATGATGCAAAGGTGGTCGAACAGCTTCAGATGTCTGCAAAAATTGTCTGCTCTGCGTTTCACGTGCCGGCTTATAAGGCTGGCGTTGGCGATCCACCTTCCTACGACAACATCGAGGCCCTGGAGCAGCAGTACTACTCGCAGTGCCTGCAGACGCTTATTGAGTCGATCGAGCTACTGCTGGATGAAGCGTTTGAACTGGAAGGTGATGCCGGAACCGAGTTTGATGTGAATGCGCTGCTTCGCATGGACAGTGAGCGTCGCATCAAAACCCTGGGTGAAGGTGTGAAGAACACCATTCTTACACCCAACGAGGCGCGTCGCAGTGAGAATCTTCCTCCCGTTACCGGTGGTGATGAACTGTACCTGCAGCAGCAGAACTTCAGCCTGGGCGCACTGGCCCGGCGTGATGCTTCGGATGATCCATTCGGTAAGGGCAGCACTTCTGCATCATCCAGTACCGCGAGTGATGAAGGAAAGGCTATGTCTGACGCTGAGCAATCGGCGGCAAAAGCCATGCTCAGAGGATTGCTAACCAAATGAATGAACGCGAATTAACGCTGATAAAAGTACTTGGCGAGGAGTTCTCCCAGGCCCTCTCCGAAATGCGCGAGGTATTCAGCAAGAGCCTTGATGAGCAGCGCAGGGCGTATGATGAAAAACTGACGCTGCTTTCCAGGCGGGTGGAGGAAGTCAAAAGCATTCCTGTGCCTGACTTTGAAGCTATGGTCAGTGAGGCCGTTGCTGCGCTGCCTGCGCCAGAAATTCCTCAACTGCCTGACATAGCCTCCATGATCAGTGAGGCCGTGGCAGGCATACCACAGCCTAAGGATGGTAAAAGCCTCACACCTGACGATGTGCAGCCGATGCTGCAGGAGATGGTGGACAAAGCTTTTAGCGCCATACCTGAACCTAAAGACGGGAAAGATTACGATCCTGTTGTGCTGAAACAGGCTGTGGACGAAGCGGTAAGCGATGCTGTTGCCTCTATTCCTGTGCCACAGGACGGAAAAAGTCTGAGCCCAGAAGATGTGCGGCCAATGCTACAGGAGATTGTTTCAGATGCTATGCCGGTCCTTCCGGATGTTAAAGCGCTGGTTGAAGATGCTTTTGCCGCTCTGCCAGCCATTGAACCAGGCAAAAATGGTGAAGATGGTCGTGACGCGCTGGCGCTGGAAATCCTGCCTTTCATCGATGAAGAGAAGAGTTACTCTCGCGGCTCCTATGCAACGCATAACGGTGGCTTGTGGCGCGCCTATGAGAAAACGCATGGCATGCGCGGCTGGGAGTGCGTGGTTGATGGCGTAGCGGGCGTGGAAATCGAACGCTCTGAGCAGCGCTGTTTCACGCTGACTGTGAACCGTGCCAGCGGGTCCTCTGAGACCAAATCGTTTGATGTGCCCGTGATGATTTACCAGGGTGTGTTCAAATCGGGTCAGGAATATCTGCCGGGTGACACGGTGACATGGGGCGGATCGCTCTGGCACTGTGACGAACAGACGCAGGATAAGCCCGGCGAGAATGGTTCTAAGGGCTGGACATTGGCTACTAAACGCGGGCGTGACGGGAGGGATAAAACATGATTGAGCTTGTCACGCTTGAGCAGGCAAAAGACCATCTCCGGATTGATGATGATGCAGGTGATGCTGACCTGACGCTAAAAATTCAGGCTGGCAGCGCTGCCATTCTCGCTTATGTCCAGGGTAGTCGTGACCTCATTGTCGACAGTGCCAGTGCTCTTATCGAGGGGGAGCCGCTGCGTCGCACTCAGACGGCACTGCTTATGCTGCTGGGGTGGATGGACCGCAACCGTGGAGGCGAAGAGGAAGAAAAGCTACAGCAGGGAGAATTACCTTTCTCCGTAACGATGCTTATCTACGATCTCCGCCGGCCAACAATTATGTAAGGGTTTCAAATGGCGTGTTCCGGGTGCGAACGCAGAAAAGCATGGCTGAAAAAGTGGACGAGAATAGCCTATGAACGAGCAACAGGTAAGCGAACTACTGAAAGCGCTGGAGTTACAGACAAAAGCGCAACAGGCCCAGACCGACGCGATAAACCGCCTGGCTGAATCCAATGAAGCTCTGGTCGCAGTGATCTATCAGTCAATGGTGGATAATGATATCAATGGCGACCTGCCCCCGCAGACGTATCTGAGTGGTAAGCCGAGGGGGTGACCATGAACGCAGGCAAGCTACGCCACCGTGTGAAGCTTCAGCGTCCGGTTAAAGTACAGAGCCCAACAACCGGAGCGGTCTCTAACAGCTGGGAACATGTGGCTGATATATGGGCTGAGGTTGTCGCGTCTTCGGCCCGTGAATTTGTGGCGGCAATGTCCGTCCAGAGTGAAATAACAACACGCATCACTATTCGCTATCGTGATGATGTGACTGCGAAGCATCGGGTGCTTTACCGGGGCAAAATTTACAACATTGAGGGCGTTCTGCCAGATCCGTTCAGCGGTCTCGAATATCTTACGCTTCCATGTTCAGAGGGGGTTAACGATGGCTGATGGTGTTGATTTCAGTATTGTCGGTGTCGATTCGCTTCTGAGCAAACTGGAAAGCATCAGTGATGATCTTCGGCGTCGGGGCGGTCGCGCTGCGCTTCGCCGGGCAGGCAATGTGATTGTTGATAAAGCCAGGGCAAACGCCAGCCGTATTGATGACCCACATACCGGGCGAAGCATTGCGATGAATATTGCCCAGCGATGGAATGGCAGGGTTTTCAAAACAACCGGGGACCTGGGTTTTCGCATAGGTGTCTTGCATGGTGCCGTACTAAAAAAACATCCTGACCTCAGCGAGAATGCACCTACACCTCACTGGCGTCTGATTGAGTTTGGCACCGAGAATATGCGCGCTCAGCCTTTCATGCGCCCAGCGGCTGAGAGTAGCGTAAGCGAGGTGATAAATGTCTTTGCCTCTGAGTATGAAAAATCCATCGACCGGGCTATTAAGCGCGCGCAGAAGAAAGGAGTAGCTCCATGATTGCCCCGATATTCACAGTGTGCGCCGCCAGTGCCGCCGTCAGGTCACTGCTGGGAGGTGATCCAGTGCGCTTGTACCCATTTGGCCTGCAGGATGATGTGATTGTTTATCCCTACGCTGTTTGGCAGAACGTGACCGGTTCGCCGGAGAATTACCTGGCGCAGCGGCCCGATTCAGACTTTTTTACGCTGCAGGTGGATGCTTATGCCGACACTGCGGAAGAGGTGATCGCTGTCGCCGCCGCTCTGCGTGACGCTATCGAGCCTCATGCGTATGTCACGCGCTGGGGAGGGCAGGAAATAGACCCGGAAACAAAGCGCTACCGCTATTCTTTCGACGTTGACTGGATAGTTAAACGTTAACCCATCAACACACCGGCCCTGAGCCGGTTTTTTTATACCCGGAGATAACTATGTCAGTAGTGACTCAAGGCACGCAGCTCTATGTTCTCGCGAACGGCGTTGTAAGCGAAGTAGAGTGCATCACTGCCTTTTCACCAGGCGGTAACCCCGCCGATCAGATTGAAGATACCTGCCTGAGCGAGCGTAGCACTCGGACCTATAAGAAGGGTTTACGTACTCCGGCAGCGGCAACATTAACCCTCAATGCCGATCCAGCCAATGCCAGCCACCTCATGCTGCACACCCTGGCGGAGTCTGACAGCCAGCAGGATCTGACCTGGGCAATCGGCTGGGCTGACGGAGAATCAGAGCCAACCGTTGCTACCGGTGGCGACCCTGATGCCGTAGATGGCCTGTCACTTCCTGATGACCGCACCTGGTTTGTTTTCCAGGGAAAAGTTACGGATTTCCCCTTCGACTTTGCAGCTAACACTGTGGTCGCTACTTCCGCGACAGTCCAGCGCTCCGGCCCGTCTGTCTGGGTTCCTAAAGCGCAGCCAACCAGTTGATATCTCATGCATTGAACAGCGGGGGAAGCCCCGCAAAACAAGGACAATCAATGAAACTGACTCTGGATTCATTAAAGCAGGTTGGCGCATTTACTGGCCGACCGATCGAGAAAGAAATTACCTGGAAGCAGGGGGAGGAGGAGCTTACAGCTACTGTATTCATCCGCCCGGCGGGTTACCACGCTGCGACCCAGGGCATTCAGGCCAGCGCCGGTAAGATTGACGGGGTGGCTGGTTATATCGCGGCGGCAGTATGCGACGAAGCCGGAAATCCGGTGTTTACTGCGAAGGACATTACCGGTGAAGCTGATCCGGAGCGCGGCGCGCTTGATGGCGCATTAACGGTTGCGCTGCTGGTTGCCATTCAGGAGGTGAATGAGCTGGGAAAGATGACCTCACCGCTGAAGATGAAGTCTGGTGCGAACTCGTCCTCAATGGCATCGGCGGAAGAACAATCGCTGAAGCTCAGGAACGACTCAGCTTCAGAGAGTTCCAGCTCTGGCTCAGATACCGAAGCAGGTACGGAGGCCTGAACCCGATGATGCGGACGGAGTGGGGGGCTGCGATGATCGCGTCGGTGGTGGCTAACGTCAACAAGGGCAAGGACACCCCTTCTTTCCGCGTTAGTGATTTCGCGCCTCATATTGACGAGATGCCAGTTTCACTTGAGGACGCCATGAATACCTGGGTGTGATTTCACTCCGTAACCAAAACATAAACCAAGCCCGCTTAACTGCGGGTTTTCCCGCTACCGGTCGATTGAGATCAATAAATCAGAGTTTGCCGTTGCGGTGAAGAGCTTTTTGGTTAAGATGTTTCCGATTGCAATCAAAGGGAACAATTAATGAAAAAGATTTTAGCTGTAGCGCTTGGGGCGATTTTACTGTCTGGCTGTACCGCTCCGGTTTACAATTATGTCCCCCAAGCAAAAAACTTTAGTGTTCCACCACTGAACACATCGACCACTACTTTCGTTGGTGAAGAAATGGTTAAGCAGGGCGTTGATTCAAGTAGCGATGCCATTCATTTTGAGCAGTCAACGCAAATTGGCGACAGCTTTTATTATATAATCCCTGCTGGCGATTACGCTAAAGTTGGACAGAAGGGTGACTCAGAGTTTTACAGTGGCATAAATCATCGCACCGGACAACTAATACCTTATAGACCAATGATCAACGATCCGGTAAAAAATATTCAATTAAAAAATACTGGAGAAATTTGTATTATCACCGTATTTAATGGAACTAAATGCGATACAGGAAAATCATTCAGCAGAGTTAAACTGAACACATCAGTACAAAACTCATTCCAGCAGACTCTAATCTATAACGGTAAGGTTGGAGACAAAATCAACATAGGGTACAGAGAGTACTCTGATGGACTGGCTCGTCCAGCATTTTCGAATGAAGTTGAATATGACCTTTCTGAGTCGAAAACCATTCGATACAAAGGTGCCATTCTTGACGTCATTGAAGCAAATAACCAATCAATAACATTTAAGTTAACTAGAAACTTTAACACTCAATAATATTAACGTTAACCACATAAACCCAGCTCCGGCTGGGTTTTTTTATATCTGGAGTTCTCATGGCTGGCAAATCCCTCGGTACACTGACAATTGACCTCATAGCCAAGGTTGGTGGGTTCGTTGGCGGACTTAGTCAGGCTGAAAGGGCGTCACAAAAATGGCGCAAACAAGTCCAGGATGATGCTAAGGCCGTGGCAACAGCTTTTACTGGATTTGCTACGGCGGCAAGCGCTGCTGCCGTGGGGATTGGTGTCGCTGGTTTTAACCTGTTAAAAACAACCTCAAAGCAAATCACTGAAACAGATCGCTGGGCTAAGTCGCTCAATATGTCTACCCAGTCTTTGCTGGCGTGGCAGTACGCCGCTGAGAAAGCCGGTGTCTCAGGTGATCAGATGGCCGACATCTTCAAAGACATTGGCGACAAAATAGGTGATGCGGTTCTTAATAAATCAGGCGAGGCGGTTGATGCGCTTAATTCTTTAGGTCTGTCAGCTAAAAAACTAGCCGGTGAGACACCTGATAAGCAATTATTGGCTATCAGTGATGCGCTTGGGAAAATTAATACCAACGCAGAAAAGACGACAATTCTTGAAAGCCTTGGCAACGACCTTTCAAAATTATTGCCTCTGCTTGATCAAGGTGGTGAGAAACTACGACAGTACATGGATGCGGCCAAGAAATTCGGCGTAGCTCCTGATGACGCTGACATTGAAAAATTAGTAAAAGTTAATTCCCTGTTTGAAGACATGGAAACCCAGGTCAATGGCGTAAAAATTGAACTTGCTACAGGCCTGGCTAGCGTTGATTTATCGGGGCTGCAGAAATCCATCACCGATATTGGTAATGTCTTTAAAGACCCGGCAGTGATTCAGGGGATAACCGACCTTGTTGGTGGCGTGGTTGATCTTGCGACATGGCTTGTTAAGGTCGGCGCTGAAGCTGGTAAGCTGATTGACCTTTATAAGGGCGGGCAGGCCGTAGGCGCAAATGCATCCCTTGATGAAATTGAGCGGCGGATAAGAAACCTTCAGGCCGACCTGAATGACCAGGGTTTTCTTGCTGGCGTAAACCGAATTGGCATGGATACAGCTGGGAAAAGAGCTGAACTTGAGCAGCTTGAGCGTCGGGCCGCACTAATTAAATCGATTAATAACCTACCTCTGAGTCCAGCTACCGTATCAGGAAAAGTAGCCACCAAAACTGATTACAAACTTGGCGCAGGGGAAAGTAACGGCAAGACATCTCCTGACGCTGGAGCCAAAAAGCTTGAAAGTGCGTTTAAAGCAACTGAGCAGGCCTATCAGCGACAAATCGCGCTGATAGATACGACCGGCAAAAAAGTAACCGAGGTAACTGAACTTCAACGCCTTCAGTTTGATATCGCTGACGGGAAATTAACAGGCCTGAACGAGACGCAAAAAACACGACTCACGCAACTCGCTACTGAAATCGACCGGCTCAACCATATTAAGAAGCTCAACGAAGAAAATATAAAATTGGCAGAGTTCGCAGCGGGCCTTCTGGCTTCAAATCAGAACGATAAAGCATCGCTTGATATTGATCTCGCTGGTAGATGGCTTGGTGATGAAGATCGCGAAAGGATGCGTAAGCGCCTGCAGATCGAGGCTGATTTCCTTTCCAGGCAGTCAGACCTTCAAAAGCAATATCAGTCAGGTGATATTACAAAAAGTCTGTACGATCGAGAAACCGAGGCTCTTAACGATTCTCTGGCAGAGCGCCTCCGTATTCAGGAGGAATATTATCAACAGGTTGATCAGCTCAGGAGTGACGGTACTGCTGGTTTTGTTTCGGGCTTGGCGACGCAGATTGAAGCCTCAATGGACCTGTATAGCAACATGCAGGAGGTGGGCGCTCTGGCTTTCAGCAGCCTTACTGACATGATTGTTGAGTGGGCTGAGACCGGTAAGATGAACGTGAAGGACTTCGCATCCACGTTCATTCAGTCTATGGGCGCAGCTCTTCTCCAGTATGCAGCCGCACAAGTTGCCATGGCCGCTCTTCAGGCATTTACCGCCATGATCGGCATTCCGTATGTGGGCCCTGCGTTGGCAGGTCCAGCCGCTACAGCAGCAGCGGCAAGCGCCGGGGTATTGATGCTTGGCGTCAGTACGGCTCTTAAAGGTCAGGCTCATGACGGTATCGATTCGGTTCCAGAAACGGGAACATGGCTTTTACAAAAAGGTGAGCGTGTAACCACGGCTAAAACCAGCGCAAAGCTGGATGCCACGCTTGACCGCGTTGGTAGGCAGTCTACTGGCGGCCAGGCCCCAAACATCAATATCCCCCTGGAAATCCACGGTGATCCCGACCAGCGCACCCTTACGCTTATTGAAGGCGCGGTGCTGCGCGGCGCGAAATTAGGGTACCAGATGACCACCAACGATCTGGCAGCCGGAACGGGAAAGGCATCCAAGGCGCTTAACGGCGGGTGGACGGTAGGAAGGAAAAAACGCTGATGGCTATTTCAACCAGCATTAACTATCCGCATGACGCATTACCTGTACCTCTACAGGAGGGCTACGGGCTGCGTCCTGTCAGTCCTATCGCCAGGACACAAATGACCAGCGGGAGAGCGCGACAGCGACGCCGTTACACCTCAACACCAACTGTTGCCACTGTATCCTGGCTACTGACTGATTCTGAAGCTCAGGCGTTTGAGGCCTGGTACCGCGATGCGATTACCGATGGCGCAGCCTGGTTCAACATGAACCTGCGCACCCCGGGAGGGGAGGCGGCAAAAGTTTGCCGCTTTACGGATATCTATCAGGGCCCAGATCTGGAGGGAGGAAACTTCTGGCGATATTCAGCTGAGCTTGAGCTTTATGAACGTCCGCTACTCACACCTGGTTGGGGTAATTTCCCCGGACTGGTTGCGGGCTCCGACATTATCGATGTGGCATTGAACAGGGAGTGGCCCGAAGCATGACAATATTGGACAGACTTTATGCCAGCGGCGGTGAAGAGGTCATCATTGACACATTACAGATCACTGTTGGCGGCCAGGATTACTGGCTGACCCGTGGCTGGGATGACATTACCGTGACGCTGGAGAATGGCGCTCAGGCAACGTTCCTTGCTTCAGCCATTGATGTTGCCCTTCCGTCGCGCAATGCAGACGGCACACAGGATCTGAAATTCGCTATCAGCAATATCGAAGGGGTTGTTTCAACAGCCATCCGCAACGCGCTGGATAACCTGAGCGATGCCAGGCTGACATTTCGGCGCTATTTGTCCACAGACCTTTCAGCGCCCGCTACGCCACCTTTTACTCTTGCGATTAAGGAAGGGTACTGGACGGCGACGGAGGTGCAGATCACTGCGGGATACATGAATATCCTCGATACCGCCTGGCCGCGCTACCGCTACACGCTGCCAGAATTCCCCGGACTCCGTTACCTCCAGTAGGAAATCATTATGCCCAAATACAACACCGGTAACCCGCTGGCGTCAGCGCATCCAGGCGATATCCATCATGAATGTCACAACCAGCCCGATCTCATCACCCGTTCGGAGGCAGAAAAGATGATTAAGGAGTCTAATGATGAGCTTATCAAGCGCCTCAAAAAAGAATTCATCCTGCAAAGACGCTAAGTTTAACCCTGAAAAGTACCTCTCCGTTACATGGCGGATGGGGGGGCGCGTTTACCCGATTCTCGACTGTTACGGCGTAATCCATGAAGTGCGACGCGATCTCGGACTGCCGGACTGGCCTGTTTTTGAGGGGGTGATCAACGAAGGAAGCCAGATGAATGACACCTGCAATAGCTTCCGAAATAAGGTGCTGAAATGCGAGCCGGAAGAAGGGGCGGTCGCAGCCTGTTATACCGCTGGCCTGCTCACACATCTGGGAATCGCTGTCAATGTGAATGGGGCGCTGCATGTCCTTGAGGCCAACCCAAAACGAAACGTGACTATCCTGCCATTAGCGCGTTTTCTGCGGCAGTACGTCAAAGTGGAGTTCTATAAGTGACGATCCGAATTTACCCATCCCGGCTCGAAGGCGAGCCACTGGAGACGCATCAGCACGCCAGTACCACTATTTCTGAATGGTTCAGAAAAAACGTGAATGGCTGGCGACCTGAAATGACTCATCCAGTGTCAGTAGATTTGAATGGTGTCTCAATCCCCCATAGCGATTGGGTCTCTAGGATTATTAGCCCAGATGATGACGTTCGCATTTTCCCCGTCCCGTTTGGACCAGCAGCTCCTGCATGGCTGGTATGGACGGCGGTAGCCGTCGCTGTAGCCTCGGCTGCTTATTCTATCTACATGATCAGCTCAATGTCTCAGCCTGGAAGCAGTGGCGCTCAGCCAGGTAATGGAGATCAAATTGACCTCAACCCGGCTAAAGCTAATGCCGCTCAACTGGGAGCTGCAATCCGGGAAATATTCGGGAAATATCGCGTCTGGCCTGATTACGTCGTCCAACCGGTAAGCCGGTTCGTGAACGAGACAAGCATGGAAACCAGCATGTTCCTGTGCGTGGGCGTCGGCGATATGGTGATTAACCAGTCCGACATTAAGATAGGCAACACGCCGATTTCCGCGTTCGGTACCGACGTGCGCTACACCCTCTATCCGCCTGGCGCTACGGTATCCGGCGACGCGCGCACCGAAAACTGGTTCAACTCACCAGAAGTGGGGAATACTGGTTCCGGTACCGCCGGGCTGGATCTGGGTTCAAGCGGCCCGGAGACAGTGAGTATTATCGCGGATGCGCTGGTCGTTTCCGGCAACACCATTACCCTGGTTGACGTCTCGGCATCTGGCGGGGATGAGGAAATTCCTCCTTCATGGGCCGTCGGGACGGTGATCACCGTGCTGGCCCCCAATTCTTATACCGTCGTGTCGTCCGGCGGTTACAGCGTGATTTATGGCGGGATAGAGGAACTGGCCCCGGCTGTAGGTCTGCCGGTGACGCTGAACTATAACGGCAACGACTATGACCTGGTGATCGCCAGCTATGCCCCGGGCGTTCCGGCGGTGCCCGGGGTGGGCGGCAGTTCCGCTACCTTAACCGCCAGCGCCGCGCCGACGACTTACGATTTCAGCACCGCACCTGTGACGTTCAGCATCAGCTGGCTGGGCACAACCTATCCTGTTTCACTGGTTACCAATTACGTCACCATGTCAGGCCTGGTGTCCTCGATCACGTCGCAGCTCTCAGGCTCCGGCCTTGTCGCCCGCGATAACAGTGGCCGGCTTGAAATCGGTGAGTCCAGCAGCCCCTTTGCTGGCGGGTCCATTACCAACAGCCCGTTACCCGCTGCTGTGTTCGGCGATGCGCCAGTCAACAAGGCGGGCGTGAAATCAACAGGCGGCACGGCGGAAATCAGGGCGCACATTACCCTGGCGTATAACAGCGCCGCCGGAACGCCGTTTACCGGACTGCCGGAGGGTATTCAGCGCTTCTCTCTGGGTCTGTACGGGAATCAGTTCAGAATAACGGCTGTGGACAGCCAGACGGTCACGGTTGAGCGGTTAACGGTTACCACCGGACCTGGCGGTGAGACAATCACTACGCCAGACCCGTCCTGGCCCGGCTTCACCGAACGCACGCTACTGGATGCCACCGTGACGGGTGTCAGCGATGACTATGAGTGGGTAGGTCCTTTCCTGGCCTGCCCTGATGGCGAGACGCTGGATGCCTTCGAGGTCAACATCAACTTCCAGAGCGGCCTGGTACGTTACACCGACCAGGGGAATAAGCGCTCCATGCCGGTACGCCTGGTGATCCAGTATCGCAAGGTTGGCGCTACCACCTGGTCTCAGCAGTCACCGTTCTATTCGCGCAGCACCGAAAACCAGATTGGATTTACGCACCGGTACAACGTGTCGCCCGGGCAGTATGAGATACGCATGCGCCGCACCGAACCGGTGAAAGGTGGCAGCACGCGTGATCAGGTGTTCTGGCAGGCGTTGCGCTCACGGCTGAGCAAACGTCCCACTAAGTACGACGGTGTCACCACCATGGCGCTGACCGTGCGCACAGGGAACCGCCTGGCCGCCATGTCTGATCGCCGGATAAGCGTCACGCCGACCCGGCTTTACAGTGGCGGGAGGACGGCGCGGAGTATCAGCGGTGCGCTTTACCACGTACTGGAGTCGCTGGGGTTCACGGCCAGCCAGATTGATACGGCGGCGATTAACGCGCTTGAGCAGACTTACTGGACACCCCGCGGTGAAAGGTTCGACTGGGCGAGTGGTGAGAGCAAGTCGGCGCTCGAAGTGCTGCAGAAAATCACCAACGCCGGGATGGGGTACTTCCTGTTGTCTGACGGGCTGGCCTCTGCCGGAAGAGAAGGGATTAAGCCCTGGGTCGGCATGATCACCCCGCAGGAAACCACCGAGGAACTGCAGACCGCGTTTAAAGCCCCTTCACAGGATGACTACGACGGCGTGGACGTGACATATATCAACGGCACAACCTGGGCTGAGGAAACAGTTCAGTGTCGTCAGCCTGGGAACCCTACGCCGGTGAAAGTCGAGAGCTACACCCTGGATGGCGTTCTGGATGAGGACCGCGCTTACCGTATCGGCATGCGACGGTTACTTGGCTACCAGTTGCAGCGCCTGCAGCACACGACCTCAACCGAGATGGACGCGCTCTGCTACGAGTTTATGGACCGCATTGTAATGGCCGACGACATCCCTGGCGGTCAGCAGTTGAGCTGCCTGATTACCGAGATAAAGTATGACAGCAGCAAAATAACCCTGACACTCAGTGAGTCGCCAGACTGGTCGTTCCAGAACCCGCGCGTGATTATCCGCCACCAGGACGGCCGTGCGTCGGCAATGGTGGTGCCGACACGCATTGACGATTACACCCTCTCGGTGCCGTACAGCGCCGCGCTGGAGCCGGAGCTATGGGCGATGAACGATGCATACATTGAGCCACCACGGCTACTGTTCTGTTCGTCTGTACGTGTTCCGTATGACGCACTGATTGGGGAAATAACACCAGGCAACGATGGGATCAGCCAGGTAACGGCCATTCAGTACCACCCGGGCAAATATGCCTATGACGACGCCACGTATCCCGGCGATGTCGCTTAACTGCACCTCACTATTATCTGACCCGCTTCGGCGGGTTTTTTATGCCCGGAGCGAGCATGACCACTTATGCCACTAATAACCCAATAGGGTCTGTTGACCCGAAGGATCTTTTCGATAACTCTCAAAATTTTGATATGGCATTAAATAGCCAGAATCTAGAGATTTGGAAAGATAGATTTGGCAAAAATCGTAAGACATGGTTTGGAATTGAGAAAATGGCTGCTTCAGCTATTTCCTCATTCGGATATATAACTTTAGATTCTTTTCAGTCTGGTGCGACTCTTAATTTATACAATCAGGTTTTGCGTGACACGAGTACTGGAGAATATTATCGCTGGGACGGTACATTCCCAAAAATAGTTCCTGCCGGTTCAACTCCTGGCACCACGGGAGGAATTGGACTAGGTGCATGGGTAAGTGTAGGCGATGCCGCATTAAGAACTATATTCACAGGGAAAGATGGTAAAGGCCTTAATAATTTTTATGGCGGCGGCGGATGGACTGGCTCTGATGTGGCTGGCGTGAACATCTACAATAACGGCACAATCCAATATACAAATGCCTTGCGCCAAAGGTTTTCGATACCGCTTACTGACTCACCCGATCCAGTACAATGGATAGAAAAAAAATCAAATGCAACTCGTGATGATGGTGTATCGCGTTGGGAGCAGGGATGTTTTTATGGTTATCTTGAAAAGCAAGGTGGTTCAGCTTATGGCGCTGCCGCAACCTTTGCTGCAAGGCATGAAGGAGGAACGGGGCAATTAGTTGGAGCTCATTTCAGGGGGGAGGCTCGCCATGCTAATGCCGAAGCTTGGGGTGGGTGGTCGTACGGCGCAGTATCAGGAGATGCAGGCACTGGAGGAGCAAATACAGGGGCCAAATCAGTAATTGTTCATGAATTCAACCTTAATAATGGATGCAGCATAGATAAGGGTTGGATGGTAGGCGCTGAGCTTGAAGGAAATACGCGAGGTCTGGTTTGCACCACTACCGATGGTAGTAACCGTGTAACCCACATGATTAACGTCGGAAGAGGCTCGGCTGCGCCAAATGGGTATATATGGACTGGTTTGTTATTCAGGGGAGATTCAATTGTACCGCCAACAGAGGCACCTACTGTCGTTGGTAATGGCGAGTACGTGCGTCTTGAAGGATCTATTTTATCAAACGCTGCAAATGGTATACGCTTCAGAAATGGAAATTTCCGAGTAGGTATTTCTCTAACTGAATCTGGATTCAGTAATAACTGCGCAATTTTGCTGGGTGACAATCAAAGAATTGTCGTAGGAGCCGGCCCTGCAAATACAACATACTTGAGTCTTAACAGGACGGAGAACTGGGCTAACTTTAACAACCTGAACGTTAGAGTTAATGGAAATCAAGTTCTTTCCGGTAGGAAAACTGGATGGGGATCTCCAACTGGTACAACTTCCAGAGCTGCGTTTAATTCTGGTACAATAACTCACGAAGATTTAGCAAAGGTAGTTGCAGCATTAATACAGGACTTACATGCATCAACAGGGCATGGATTAATTGGTTTAACTTAACAGGACAATGAAATGGATAAGCAAACTATTCAAAATATCATGCAGTTTATGCTTCGCGTAAATCTTAGCGGTCATGAAGTTCCTGCTTTTAATGCATCAATGAACGCATTGCAGGCTGAATTAGATCGTCCTTCAGAACCACTTCATGAGGTGACTAATGGCCCTAACGAATGATGATGTCGGGTCTATTTATATTCGGGTAGAGCTTCCGCGAGTTCATGGTAAGTATCTGGCGCAATTCGACCTGATCCAATATGTTAATCATCCTCTTACTGGCGAAAAAGCTCAGATAGACAGACAAACAATGGAGTGTGATTATAAACTTGACGGCCCAAACATCTTCGAACAGTGTTATGAGCACGCCAAGAAAGAATTACCATATACAACCATTGACTGCTAACTGCGCGAATATAATTTATTCGATTAATTATTTCGCATAAAAGTTGTGTGGCGGTAAGAAAGGCGGGGACATCCCGCCTTTTTTTACTGGAAATATGACTCTGTTTTCTTTCTGTTTAACTTAGATCCAGTGCCTTTATGCCCGGCAGTAACATGAAATTCCCACTCGTTACGCTGCAATGCACCTTTGGTCAATCCGTAGAATCTCACTAAATAACCGCAGTCCAGGTTGTAATCCGGGAACTTCGCTACGACATCTGAGCGCTGAATTTTTTCCTCCAGGAATCCGGGAAGGATCTCCTGCCCTATGCGTAAGTTAAAGAACTGCTGCTCGACGCCCTCAGTGGGCACGCACCATCCTGTGAAAACGCATGACCCGTCATCTTCTCTCACCCTGTCTACGTAACCATGCCACGTTATTCTACTTTCATCGTGCTCAACCGTTAATGCTTGCTCCAGATTCAGCCCCATACCCTTCAGGTATTCATAAACTCCATCCATAATAAAGAACTTAGACGGGTTGATAGATTTCGAAGCTGCATGCATATCGTAATATTCAGTCTGAGTCATCAGGAACTTTTTGACTAAATGATGTCCCGCCCCTTTGAATGCCTTCAGAGCCTCAATATCATTGACGTCAACAAGACCCTCCAGTTTATTACGGGCGCTGGCGATATAGTCATCATAGTTTTTATGATGGAAGTGAAGATAAATGATATCCGTATCAACTTGCTGGCCTGACTCAACCTCACCGCGATGGAAGCCATTACCCAGCGCAGTGATTCTTGATTTAGGGAAGAACACTTTCTCAGGCTTAGGGCTTAACGCAAATTCTTTTGGGTTAAGTGGATGGTTGCCATATGTATATTTAATTTTAAATGTGGCGTCGGTATCTATATATTTTAATAATTCATTCAACACATCATTTTTAGACAGCGACACCTTACCCTTTGAAAATTCAACGCCGACAAACTCATCACAATCAAGTGGCATCATAAAATCATAGCCATGAGAATTCTTTAATTCTTCGTATTTGTCTACGAAGTAGATATGTCTGGTATTGAAATCATCAAAGGTGCTTCTGTCATAAACGACATTCATCCCTTTTCCCGAATATTCCCTCAGAATGTTAAGGCATCGCTCATCTGCTGACCCGTTATCGTAGACGTATAAATTTTCAAGGCCAAAAAGCTCAGCATGATGCAGTATCCATGGCTCAAGAAGCCGGTACTCATCCTTTTGCATCATCAAAACAGCAACTTTCATCTTAAGATCCTTATAGTGTGTGTGGCGTAAATATATCACGGTGGTTTCGCTTGAGGGAGGAGCGGCGGTCGCAAACTGCTAAATCTCATGGTTGCTACATTGATAGGCCTAGCCATCTTGATCTGAATCTACTTTAAAACTACTGTATATAAAAACAGTAAAAGGAGTGCAGATCATGCCCCGCCGTTCCGACATTCACGCCGCATTTGTGGCCGCAATACAGCAGAATCCTAAAGGCTATCAGTGCCTTCACACCGATGACTTCATCCGAGAGTTGCGCGCCAGAAACTGGCATTTCAGCCAAGCCGATGCCAACGACTGGATAGAGCGGTATCAAGAGTTCTTCGTCGACAAGACGCCTGACCACAGCGAGAACAGGCTCTGGATGCTCCGCAACATGGGGAGGGTGCTCTGATGGGATTTCCTTCACCGGCGGGCGACTATGTAGAGCAGCGGTTAACACCGGAACGTATCTGCGGCATAGGCCTCGACAGCCGCATTCTCGAAACCTCATCCGGGTTCGCGGTCATCGAGCCGTGCACCAGGCTTGTACAGAATCAGGTTCTGCTGATTTTGTCGGGCGGCCGGACGCAGTTTGCCCGGGTCATGGGTAGGGCATTAATCACGGATGACGGTGAAGCGATAGAGGGGGAGGCGGCGGAGGAAGTTGAGGTTCTGGGGCGCGTGACGTTCTTCATCAACAGCGCGCTGCAGGATGACAGGGTGGTGTGATGGGTGGCATTACGCCACCTTTTCATCAAGCCAGTCCGCCCAGTACTGCATCATCTCACGCCTGGTATCGAGATAGGCGGCATGGTTGTAAACTGAGCGTGTGCCGCCGCTTACGTGGGCCAGCTGCATTTCTATAGCATCGCTATTCCAGTGCTTTTCATTCAGCACCGTGCTGAACTGATGGCGGAATCCGTGGCCGCTTGTCTGGCCCTCATAACCGATGTTGCGGATAAGGCCAAGGACGGAATTCTCGCTGATCGGTTTCTTTCTGTCGGTTCTCCCGGGGAAGCAAAGCTCATATTGTCCGGTGACCTGCTTCAGGAACCGGAAGAGATCAACAACCTGATCTGACATCGGCACGACATGCATCTTACGACCCTTCATCACTGACGGGTCAACACTGATTAGCCTGTTCTCAAAATCGATTCCTGTCCATGCCAGCGAGCGGAGTTCGACGGTACGCATGGCTGTATAGTGCAGAACCTGCGCCGCTATCTTTATTACTATCCACCCGCCATAGGCATTCATTGCCCGCTGGAACTCGTGTATGCGGTGCATGGGAAGGAAAGGGTAGTTCTCTTTTCTGTAACCACGCATGGCTCCTGCGAGGTCTCTTGAGGGATTGTATTTTGCCCGCCCGGTTACTATTGCGTAACTGAATACCTCCCCGCACCTGCGCCGTGCTTTGTCCGCGCGCTCCATCGCCCCTCTATCCTCGAAATTTCGGATCACCTTCAGCAAAACCATCGGCTCCACGTCATCCATACGCAAGTGACCGATGATCGGCAGAACGTCATCATCAAACATCCTCAGCATTTCATCTGCATAGCCTTTCGACCACACCTTCGATTTGTGAGCGTGCCACTCCCTGAAGATATCCCCGAACGAATCCGCGACAGCCTCTTTCTCTTTCTTCTTTATAGCCTGCTTCTGCTCGGCAGGGTCAACCCCGTTAAGTAGCTTCATTTTTGCTTCAGACTGTTTTGCCCTGGCTTCGGTGAGAGTGATCTCCGGATAAGGGCCGATAACCAGCGTCTTTTCTTTCCCGTCGAACCGGTACCGCATACGCCAGACCTTTTTTCCCGACGGCGGGACGAATAAGAACAGGCCTCCGGCGTCAGCAAGGCGGTATGACTTTTCGGTTGGTTTGGCGGCGTCGATCTGCTTAACGGTAAGCATGCGGGCATAATTCCGTGGTCATTTTCCAGTGTGCCCACAATATGCCCGCAAAATATTGTGGTAGTCAATTCCGGTTCGTTCTGGTCGGTTGTGTATGGATTGTTTGTACGGTGGGGGTTTTGGTCGATTTTGTTCGTGGGGGTGGAGGCTGGTTCTGGTCGAAGTGGTGTCCCCTGCAGACATCTAATGGATTAGATAAGTGCAGGGGATTTATGAGGAATTTTTGATGTGAAGAAAATTGTGCCCGCTGTTATGCCCGCAAAGGGTGTTCACGATGCATTTTCAACTGGGGGAAGAGCGTGGTTTTTCCACTTGAGATAATCGGCATAAAGCCAGCGTGAGGATCTGCCGTACTTGATCGGAGGAGGGAGGTTTCCCTTCTGGATTTGTTTATAGAAGTACCGGTCAGTGAAACCAGCATCTCCCATCATAAATTTCATGTCAATGAGTGAGTCGTCTCGGAGTTCTCGCATAGGTTTGGTCTCGCGTTTGGAAATCGAACCTGGAAGCCAGGCAAAAAGAAACCCGCACTTGGCTGGTCTGTGGAAACTTAGCGGATATCGATGTCGGGGATGATCACCGACGGTTTGAAGGTGACACGGTAGTGATTCACGCTGGCGTTCGTTCCGCTCAGGTCCTCCATGAACCAGGTGACGTTATCTGACAGGCCGAGCATGTGTTTCTTAAATGTGTTCGGTCCGGTCTTGCAGATTACGCCCAGGGTGCGATCAGTGCTGGAGTTATCCTTCGAGCACAACCCGGTAATCTCCAGCATGAATTCCCCGGTGATGCCGTTATAGAAAACGAAACGGCGTTGAGCCTCGAAGTTATCAGCAGCTTTGCTTACGTTACGACTGGCAACGTCGGCATCATTAACATCACAAGCGCTTAGGGCCAGAACGGCCAACAGCAGCATTCCTTTTTTCATGGATTCACCTGTAAAGAAGCCCTCGCAATGGAGGGCTGAAAGGGGGATAACGTGGCAGTGCATTCGCACCCAATAGCCAGCTCATAACTGGCTATCAGTTGCGTCATTCGAATCTGATTGTTCGGCGAGGCTCGTAATCACCCCTTAGCTTTTTAATCAGTTTGTATGCATCTGGCGCGCGCCATCTTTCACCAACGCATTCACGGTTCATTACCTCGACCAGTGCGTCCCACTGCTCAATGATCCCCTTGAAGGTAGGCACGCGGTTGGCGATGGCCGGGAAGTGATCGCGAATCTCCGGGATGGCTTCCAGTAACTTCATGCAGCGCAGCATATCGGATGGGTCGTGCGGCGCGCCGAAATGGCTTCCGTAAAATGGCTTATCCAAACCCAAAGCAATGGACGCCATAGTTGCACTGCTCACACCGACATTGCCTGTCGTCTGCCACTGCAAAATCTTCATTGCCAAATCTGACATAATCTCTCCTCAATGCACTTGCATAGCGCGCAAGTGCTTAATGTGCTCGCTCGTCTCCAGTTCGGCGCGGATCTGCTCCGCCTCCCGGTGGTCGAGCGGTTCGAAATCGTTGATAAATCGGTCGATTGACGCGGTGTTGATCCGCCCCTGTCGCCAGTAGCGGACAACTTCTGATGTGGTGGAATGAATAATTACGGGCCAGCCTGCTGAGTCAGCGAATATCTGGCCGCGCTGGATTAGCTTGAACATTGGCTGACTCCATCCGCAACACTTTGCGGATTTTGTTTTCGTCCACACTCAGCTCATTGGCAAAACTTTTTACCAGTTCATCACCGTTAAATTCCCGGCATGAGTAGCCCATGAACCATTCGCGTAACCCGGTAAACGCCGGTCCCTCTTCTGGATCATCAACTGATGCGGCAGCAGCACTTGATACCTCTGCGCAATCGAGGCATTGCTTGAAGCTCTGACCGCTTCCATCCCACACTCCGTGGGAATATATGTAGGCCTCACCAGGTTTAATGATGACGGCGCACTCACAGCACTTATGCTCTTTGCGGGCTTTACGCTGCTCTTGTCCAAATACTGCTGGCATATCACACATCACATCCCCCTCTGCTTATTCCGCAATTCCTGCTCACCTTGGCAATCAACGCACATCGTGCATCCCGGATACGCTTTCCGGCGCGCATCGCTGAGCTGTTCATCGCACTCAACGCAGTGCGTTGCCGATACCGCATCACGGTTAATCCGGTGAGCCTGTATTGCTTGTTCGCGCATCATCGTTTCGAGAGCGCTGGCCTGATCGATGATTTCAGTCATGCTCTCACCCAACCTTTGCCGGTGACGTTGCGAATAATTCCACTTTTGCGCAAGGCCTGCAGCCGCCGATCAACAAAGCGGAAAGGATATAATTTCCCGTCTTCTTCTGCGATCCGCACCGATTCGTCACGAACGTCTCGAACATAGATTTTGTTGAACGGGGTAGGGTGGCCGCCAATCTTATTGAGGATTAGGCGATCAAGTTCCTTATACTTGCTCATGTCAGTGCTCCCTGAACTGTTCATTGATGCGGCTGACGGCAAACGCCAGCAAATGGAGAGGACGCATTAGCGCCCCGGTGATTTGTGCTGTCATGCCGCCTCCGTTTTCATCACGTTGATCGCGCAACCTGGCAATAACTGAACCGCCGATGTCGGGCACTCGTTGCCCCAATGATCCCACCCCGGCGCACCGCAGCGGCTGAACAACTCAATGCGCGGCACGTCGCCATACAGCAATTCCAGCCGGTGGCGCACCTCCCACGGCTTTTCGCTGTGGGCACCAAGCGGGCTGTAAACCACCTGCTTGATGCTGGCATTCATTCGCTCCAACCCTGCGCCGCGAGTGGCGATCAGCAGATCCTCAGTGTTCGCCCGGGTGTGGTTTCCGCCGTTCATGCGCGTTTCGGCATTCAGCAGAGCGAGGAAGTCGTAGAAGTCGGTAACTTCACCCTCCGCCAGCGCCTTGTTGATGCGGACCTCTGCCAGCTGGTTCAGCTTGACCCACGTAAAGCCCTTCATGGTGCGCACCGTAAAGCCCCAGGCCTCGGCCAGTTCAATAGCTTCCTGGTTATGCGTGCCGGTGTACCACATCGCCAGCACGGAGTTTTCAGCGGCCAAATCCCACACCGCCAGACGCTTAATGTCGATCAGCTTCATGGTGCCGTAGTGGTTTTCCGCAGCACCGTTGCTGATCGTGTTTCCGTAGGACCAGGGTGGATCGGCGTAGATAAGCGAATATTTGCCGGTCATGCCGCCTCCTGCCTGTTGAGATATTCCTCAGCTAATCGCTGCGCCTTGAGTGGGTTGCAGATAACATCACCCCATGGCATCAGCCAGCCGTTAGGCCCGACAATGAATGCCAGGCGAAGGCCGTGAACTACTATGTCGTCGTGAGCGTGTTTCATTGCGTCACCCTCATTTCAGGTTTAAGTCGATATTCCGTCCCGCCCAGACACTTCCCGCCGAACTCCTGACCCCACGGCGTCGCATCGCACATCTCCTTCACCATCTCCAGTTCGGCAGCGCTGATGTACTGGCTTTTCTCCTCCAACGAGCCGCCCCAGCCTGCGTAATACGGTTCGTGAGTGACCAGGTTAATCCCTGCGGTGAAACACCCGTCAGCCTGGCAAACACCGCTCCAGTAAGTAGCGATGAAATTGCGGTCATCGGCGCTGAGCAGTCGGATCAGCGTCTCTTTCGAGTGGTGGCGTCTGCCATATGTGCGTTGCATAGCGAATTGCGGGTATGGTTAACCCGCCTCCGTGAGGTGAAACAGGATGGAATAGGGGATAAATCAGGCGTTAAAAGGGGATATCGTCGTCGAAGTCAGTCGGTGGCTCATCTTGTTTCGATGGCGTCGATGGCTGCTGCCGAGACTGCGAACCACTTTGAGGCATTTGAGACTTGCCCCATCCGCTACTCTGCTGTCCACCGCTCTGCTGATCGCCTGCACTCTGCCGGCCGCCTGTCATCTGCATGGTGCCGCCGACACCGACCAGAACCTCTGTGGTGTACTTCTCCGCACCTGATTGATCAGTCCATTTGCGAGTGCGCAATTTACCTTCCAGATAAACCTCAGAACCCTTGCGAAGGTACTCCCCTGCAACCTCCGCGAGCTTTCCGCTCAGCACGACACGATGCCATTCGGTCTGTTCTTTCTGCTCGCCTGTCGCCTTATCGCGCCACTGTTCTGAGGTGGCTACTGAAAGATTGGCGAATGCGGCACCAGAAGGTGCATAGCGCACCTCTGGATCCTGCCCCAATCGTCCGACGATGATCACCTTGTTAACGCCTCTGCTGCTCATGCTGCCGCTCCTGCCTGTTCGAGTTCTGATTTCCTGATGTCATAAACATCTTTCGCTTTAGCCTGATATTCGGTGCCGCGCAGGGTGCGCCATGCTTCCTCGAATAAGGGCTTGAGTGCTTCCATATCCGGTGCCTTGTCAGCATCAGCAACGAACTGTTTAAGGTTTTCTTCGTGCTGGTTAACTCCAGATTCCAGCCACTTCAGCAGGCGCTTGCCTGTGTCTTCGCTGAGGATTACCGGATCGGAGTTGGAGAACAACTTGGTACGGTCTTTACTGGCGATCGCATGGTGGGTTTCGTGGGCGATATCCAGAACGGTGGTGAACTCATATTCAACGCCGTCACGCTGCTCTGACTTCATGCCAAGCTTGGCGACCTTCTTGCGGCCGTTCTCTTCTACCTGGGCTGTTTCAGTCTTGCTGCGCATGGTTGCGATGATGTGCATAGGCGAACGCAAAATTGCGTCTAGGAACAGGCGGTGACGCGGGTTGATCTCGCTCCAGGCTGACCAGCTGTTGCCGCGGTATTTTGCCTTTGCGATGGTGTCTACCAGCTCCAGACATCCGCCGACGCCGCCCCATTCATGGGTGATGCTGTCGAGGATCAGAGTTTCATATCCGGCATCCTCGGCCGACTTAATCGCCTCAATGAATCTCTCGGGAGAGAAGGGGGGATCCAGTTCGAGCACGTCAAAGTCAGCGATATCGGAATAAAGCGAGGCGCTGCCCTTTTCGGTGTCGATGAAAGCGACCTTGCCGCCGATACCTTTGGCGACCAGCAACGCGCTGTAGGTCTTTCCTGAACCGCTTGGCCCGGTAAGTGCCAGCCGTAGCCTGGCTTTCTTTCTCATGGCTTTTTCGAATTTCATGATGGTCTCTCTTAGTTAAAATTACCTGCGAACTCTTCCATGCTGATCGCCGGATTCTGGCGTTCTGCTGCCAGGTTAACCGGCTCGTCATCTTCAACCGGCGATTCGGGAATCACGTCACGCATCAGCCGGACGAATGCATCGTCATCCCAACGCTCCATAGCACTCATGCTGCACGCTCCTGGCGAAGGACTATGTAACCTTGCTCAACCAGCCATTCGATGATGACAGCGCCATCCAGCTGATTAAGTACCTCTCTGGTGTCGACGGTACCGGCCAGCGTTACGCCTTCAAGCTCAAGCCTGATGGTGTTGTGCTTACCTACAGATGTGCGCATCTCTGCGCAATCGCATGTGATGTTCATGAGTTACCTCAATAATTAATTTTGGTGCGGGGAATCAGACCGTCTTTCAGCACAGTAAGAACCTCAATGGCCTGCTCGCGGGTCAGGCTTGTATTGGAGGTCAGCGCGTTGACGATATCGGTGCCAACGGCTTTACGGTGCTTAACATCGACTTCACGCTTGGCGGTTTCATCAGCGATGCGTTTCTCTTCCGCCATGCGGGCCGCTTCTTTTTGCTCTGCATCACGTTTAATGCGATCCGCCTCTTCCCGGGCTTTGCGCTGCTCTGCTTCAATCGCTTCCTGCTTTTCACGCTCTGCTTGCCGCCTGGCTTCGTCTGCCAGGCGGGCGGTACGCTCCTGAGCTTCACGCGCCTCACGTTCCGCACGCTCTGTTGCCGCCCTGGCTTCTGCTTCACGCCGTGCGGCAGCTTCCATTTCAGCGCGGTGCTTCTCTTCCGCATCACGCTTGGCCTGCTCAGCCGCTTCACGTTTAATCAGCTCTTCACGGTCACGCTGGGCCTGTTCTGCCAGACGACGCTTCTCTTCCCGGTCCCGGTCGAAAGCGTCATTCATCAGTAGGGCCATTTCATGGTCTGATTCGCGGCGTGCTGCTAGCTGGCGATCGAACTCGTCGTTCATCTCCAGTGCTTCGGTATGCCACGCATTCATTTCCTCTTCGGCCTTGATGCGCTCCTGCTCGGCTTCCCACTCAGTCAGCGGGAGGCGGGTGGCATCACGCAAAGCATCGCAGGCATCAACAAACCGCTTAATTTCCGCCTCAGCAGGCTTTACAGCTTCTTTCAGGCGTTTGAGGTACTCGCGGCCCGGCTTCTCGATTGCTGTCTTGCTGCGGGATACTGACGCCGCCAGTGAGGCTACACGGTCTCGACCTTTCTTTGTGGTCAGGTCAGGTACTTCGTTTACTGCATGGCGGATCTGCTCGAGGTAAGCATCGAGGCCGTTCGGGATGTAAAGCGCGGGCGCCTGGTCTGGCGTCACCTCGATGACGGTTAATTCACTCATGTGATCTCCTGAATTTGATGTAAGCGCCACCCGGCACCGATCGGCTGCCAGATGTGAAATGTGGTGGGGGATTACTTGCCGAGGGCTTTGTTGATAGCGGCGCGAGCTTTAATAATTTCCGCGCAACTATCCGCGTCGGTAACCATAACTCCCAGAGACCCGACCATTTCTTGCAGTGCTACCAGCAGGTCAGGGGCGGCGGAGATGAGGATAGCGTTCGCATAGGCTGCCTCACGGCCCACCTCCAAGCCGTAAACGTCACAAATCTTGCCTTTTTCAGACTGAATCCACCCGCCAACAGAATGTTGGCATCCATGCGGCGTGTGATGAATCCATGCGCCTTTACACCCTTTAAATTCTTCCACGCTCATCACCTCCACGCTGAGTCGCATTACCGCGATACCACGGCATGCCAGCGGCTCTCTTCATCTCTTCGTTGGCTTCCATCCACTTAACGCCATTACGCTGTTCTCTGGCGTCACGGGCTTTCTGCTGGGCCTGACGGAGTAACTGGTGATTGATGGTCATGACTTCCCCTCCACCTGCTCAAGCAACCCGGCCAGAGCCATCTGCTTGCGGTCCATCGTGAACGAAACGCGAGGATTCTCGACTGATGCCAGACGCCACTCGTTATCGTTTAATTCTGTGACGGTGTACTGATTGCCTTTGTGAGTGACTGAATCCCGGTCTGACTTCTTCACATCAAGCAGGCCAATGTCGTACGCCTGCTTAGCTTCTTTGTGGTTAACCAGTTGACCATTAACCGTGTTGGCAACATCGCTAACCGGGCTGCCTGGCTGGAACCATCCAGTCTCTTTTTCACGTGGCGTCAGTTCGCGATTATCCAGACTGCTAATCTCAGATGCCTGACATTCAGGGCAGTAGTAAGGACCGCACTGAGCCATGCCAATTCCTACATCACAGTGATCGGCCTCGCAGCTGTCGAATCCGCAATAAGGGCAGATAGCCAGGTCTGGGTGATAAACATTCCGATGGTTGGTACTAAATTCGTGCTTTCCGATTCCGGTGCTCATAATCATCTCCGCCCTTAAGCCGGGCCGCTGAACGTTGAAAGACCTCGCGCCTGGGGCGCTAACAGGTATGTTTTCCGCGGTGGATAGCCGCCTCTCATAACGCAGCCGCCTCATAAAGCGGCTAGGGTATGAGGTAATAAAAAAGCCGCTGGTTAGGCGGCCTCGAATCCCGTCACCTCAACCCGGCAAATCGGGTAGGTGTATAGCTTCTTCTCCTTAATCATTTCCTGCGCAGCCTCCATGCTTGGCGCATCATCGACGAACTTAAGGTTTTCGCCGTCATCATCATGCTTTCCCGCCAGTACCGTATAAACCAGTGTCATACCAACCTCTCTGTTTGTTTACCGTCAGCCCCTGGGGAGCTGGTTGAAATGCTGCCGACGTGCATCGCGTATCTTCTCCAGCTCGCAATTCTTAGCGGCCTGGTGATATCTGCTGATGTGGCATACCGGCGTTCTCGGGTCGAAGTCACGACCGCATACCGGGCACTTGATGCTGTTCTTCATAAGCCACCTCAGATTAATGCGATGGATTTGCCTTTCATTTTCTGGCGCCCGGTGCAGGTAACGCCCCTCTCGGTGCTAGGCTTGCTGTACCAGGTGCGGTGATTCTTGCGCTCAACTACCGCAGCGCGTTTTTCCAGACCTTCCCGATACTCAGCCAGCGCGTTTAAATCAATCGGGCTTACAGCGCTTTCTACGCGTGATTTCGGTTTGCGAGTCAGTGAGAGAACAGGGCGGTTATCTGGCTTGGCGCTTACCCCAACTAACAGGGGATTTGCATCTTTCCATTCGGCCTGTTTCTCTGCGCGACGTTCGCGGCGGCGTGCTTGTGCATCCATTTTGGATCTCCTGTCAGTTAGCTTTAGTGGTGTGGTGAATGTGACGTTGCAGCCCTATCACAGTTGTGCTCACCGCCATCCCGATTCGTTTCACGCCTGTGAGCGTTACTACCGATTACTTTTGGGTTCGGTCACCACACCCCAAAGCTTTCTGCTTTGAATGCTGCGCTTTTTCAGCGCGGTATGTTTAAGAGCTTCACCGTCCTGGTGACTAGTGCGTCCTGCGATGAGTTAACAATACAAAATGTACTAAATAACGTCAATACATATTGTACTTAAAAATTCAGAAAAAATACAAAGGGTATGAAAATGAAGGGGAGTTATTTTTGGCGGGTAATAAAAAACCCGCCGAGGCGGGTTCGATGGGAAAGGGTGATTTATAGGCCTTGCCATTTTGCTTCGATGACAACCCCGATGATTCTGCAGTTTCCGTTTACCGGGATCATGTGATAACTGGGGTTCAGTGGCTTCAGGTACTTTTGTCCGGCATCAACTATGTACTTTTTGAAAGTGGCCTCATTCTCAGAGTCCAGCTTCGCTACGACTAATCTTCCGCTGGTAGGCTCAACATCTGGGTCTACCAGAATAAGCATACCTTCTGGAATGCTCAGGCCGGTTGGCGCTGTCATGGAATCACCGCGCACAGTTAACCAGAAAGAGTGACCACCCGCATGCGCAGTGGTTTCAGGCCATACATCAATCTCTTCCAAGCGATAAGGCTCGACTGCTTCACACCAGTTACCGGCGCTTACCCAGCTGATAAGTGGGAAGCTCTTCACCTCAGCGTGAGGCCTCGGATTGGTAACGTTGGTCATCGACCCTTCTGGATAATCAACCATTCCGTCAGAGGACAGGATCAGCTCTTTCAACCCCAACTGCTTCATAACCGCGGCAATATCTTCAATGCTTGGCTCGCGACGGCCGTTAAGCCAATGGCCGATCGCGCCCTGGGTTTTCCCAAGCGCCTCCGCCAGTTTGTCCTGGGTTATGCCGACCTGCTTCATTCTGGCTTTTGCCAGTTCGTTCCACGGAGTTTTCATCCCACGATTATTACGCTGTGTATTAACTGTGACAACACACAAAATGTATTACCCCTCTTGCTTTTATTCAGTACACTTTGTATTATTAGTCTGAATTAACACCCAAGGAGGTATCCCGATGAGCAATCTTCGGACTAAACGGGAAGCCGCTAAGGTATCCCAGACAGATTTGGCGAAGCTGGTTGGTTGCACTCAAGGTGCAATCGGCCATTACGAGTCTGGTCGTAGACAGCCAGACCTTAAAACCTGCCGCAAGCTGGTCGCCGCTCTTAACGCCTTTGGCGCTAACGTAAAACTGGATGACGTGTTCCCACCAGAACAGCACGCAGCCTAAGCAACACCGCTCTTAATACATTTCTGCCCTGAAAAAGGGCGCATTAAACGAAAAATCAAACCGGCTTTGCGTGTTTGGCGCATGGCCTATCTGTCATTTTTTCAATTTAAGGGACTGCACATGCAATCACTTACCTTTCAACACAATACAGGATTTTCACCGGGCTTGATGATAAATCGCGCCCAACCAAAACAGGAAGATAACCACGACGCGATCCGCAATGCGATTCGCGCCTGGTCTGCAGTTCAGGGTCAGGACGTGGTGACGATGCTGATCGTCAATGAGTACCGGGAGCAGGGCGGCGTGGACATTACCTTTCCTGCGGATGTAAGCCGTCAGCGCCAGAAGCTGTTCCGCTTCCTGGATAACCGCTTCGACTCAGAGCAATACCGCGAGAACGTGCGCCAGCTTACACCGGCAATCATGGCCGTTCTGCCGCTGGAATACCGCGAAAAGCTGATGCCTGAAGACAGCCTGATGGCTCGGCTGGCGAGGCTGGAGAAGGAAACCAGTGAAGCGAAGATTGCGGTAGCCATGAACGCGCCGCGCCATCAGAAGCTGAAAGAGTTGAGCGAGTCGATTGTGGAGATGTACCGCGTTGACCCTGGCTTAACCGGGCCGCTGATGGAGATGGTGCAGATGATGATGGGGGTTGTATGAGAGGCCAGAAAAAAGCGAAAGCCCTTGAAGCGGTAACTTCAAAGGCCTTCTCAACACTGTGTTACGTCAGGTAACGGGAGTAATTATGACACTGATAGAAGAATGGTTGCAAGAACCCCCAGTTAGCGAAGATCTGGAGTTCCCAGAAGGATACTCACCAGGCGGCTGGGTTTACGTGCTTGAGAATGAGGCGATGCCCGGTCTCTACAAAGTGGGAATGACCACTACCAGCCCTGAAAAAAGAGCGTCTGAGCTTTCTGGCGGCACTGGAGTTCCCAAGAAGTTCCGCGTCGTTAAGGCGTTCAGAACACAACATCCAGGCAAGCATGAGACTGAAATTCACCGCCTTCTCGCCAGATACAGGGTCAACGATGGTAGGGAGTTTTTTAAATGCAAGGCAGAAAAAATCATCTCTATCTGCAAATCGGTTATTCCAGATGGAGATGCAGAGACCGTAAGTGACCTCGTCGATAAATACAATCTCATAACCTTCGAAAAATTCACCGACTTAGAGCCGTCAGACGTCTTAAGCCAGATGGGCATAACCCATTTTGGCGATAGCGAGGCGGCAATGATTCGCCTGGCCATGCTCGGCTCAGAAGTAGTACGACATTTGACTCGTAATGGGGGAGCAGTGGTCTTCTTCGATGCGCAGTTCACTCTTTTAACTCCCGGAGATAACGATGGCTAGATCCAGAAATATCAAACCCGGCTTTTTCACAAATGATGAACTGGCCGAATGCTCCCCATTTGCCCGACTTCTTTTTGCCGGACTGTGGACCATCGCTGACAAAGAAGGCCGATTAGATGATCGCCCGAAGAAGGTCAAAGCGATGGTGCTCCCGTTCGATGATGTTGATTGCAATGATCTGCTTCAGCAATTGCACAACCATAAATTCATCAACCGCTATCAGGTCAATAACGAGCCTTACATCCAGATCAATAACTGGAAGAAGCACCAGAACCCACACTGCAAGGAAGCTGCAAGTGAGATACCAGAACCAGCAAAGAACGATGAAAGCACCGGACAAGAACAGTGCAAGCCTGATGAAGATGCTGAAAAGGAAGATGCTGGAATCCAGCAAGTAATTGAAAATGAAGGAGCACCAGACAAGCACAGTTCTAGCACAGTGCTTGAACAGGAACAGCACACAACAAATCCTGCTGATTCCCTTAACCTGATTCCTGATTCCCTCATCCCTCATCCTGATTCCCTTTCTAACACCCAAGCCGCTGACGCGACTTGCGAAGGGGGCGAGGAAGAAAGCGCTGATGTTCATGAAATCTCAAGCCGCTATGCATTCGAAGGGCAGATAGTCAGGCTCAACCTCAAAGACCATCAGGCCTGGGCAAAGCTTTATCCGCTGATCGACCTGGACTACGAACTTCAGAAGCTCGATATCGAGTTTGCCCATGAGAAGCCAAAGAACTGGTTTATCACTGCAAGCCAGAAGCTGAGCTATCAGAACAAGCAGGCTGCGGCGCGACCTGTACGCAAGGTTGCCAATGGCCTGCAATCGGAAAACTTTGCCACGAAGAACTACGGCACCACTGAGATCCCAGAATGGGCGAGGGACTGATCATGACGCTGGATGAAAAAATCACTCAACTTGAGAAAACAATTGCTGAGCTGAGCCAGCCGCCAGTTCAGATTGAGGATGTCGAAATCTCTATCAGCACAGAGACCTGCGAGAAACATGGCCCGTTCGAATGCAGAACCCGGCACTTCGCAAGCTCGGTCATTAAGATCCCACCCCGCCCAAGCCGTTGCCCTGGGTGCCTGAACGAAGAGCTTATCCGCCTGCAGGCAGAGAGAATCAGTATCGACGAGGCAGCCCGCAAGAGAAACATCGAGCGCCTGCTGGATGGCCTGAGCATCCCGGCCCGTTTCGAATCCTGCTCACTGCAGAATTACGAGCCGGTGAACGACGATGCAAAACGCGCCCTGAAAGTCTGCCAGGCATACGCCAGCCGATGGCCTGAGCGCCTGCAAAAGGGCGGCGGTCTGGTGATGTGCGGCAAGCCCGGAACAGGTAAGAACCACCTTGCGCTGGCTATCGCCCGGCATGCAATCACTGAGCATCAGAGTTCAGCTGTATTCACCACGGCGCTGAAAATCGCCCGTGAGTACAAGTCCACCTGGTCTAAAGGTTCTTCCCGTACCGAAGACGAAGTGATCCGCTACTTCACCAAGCCTGACCTGCTGATTATCGATGAGGTCGGCGTCCAGTTCGGAAGTGATGCCGAGAAGCTGATCATGTTCGAAATCATCAACACCCGGTACGAGCGGATGAAGCCAACCATCCTGATCAGCAACCAGACCAAAGACGAACTGGCTGCATTCATCGGCGAGCGTGTCATTGACCGCATGAGCGACGGCGGCGGCTGCACGCTGTCTTTCACCTGGGATTCATACCGTTCAAAGGGGGCTGCATGACCGGAAGAGAAGCAATCGAGTGGTATCTGGACACTCACGGTTCATTCAACGCTGCTGACGTAGTCAGGGCTTTAGGTGTGACCCGTAAACAGGTCGATCAGGCATCCAACAAGATGCGCGAAAATGGCGAGATTGTGCTGAAGCAGAAGGCGTGGAGATGTAACACCTACGTCTACGCGGAAGACGATGAAGTCCAGCCAGTTAATCGTGACGGCATCAACACGATATTCCAGGAGTGCCGCAAGAGTCCGGCGATGCGTCGCGTTCTGGCGGTATACGGGAGGGTTTCGCCATGAAAATCACCAACCAGAACGCCGTAATCATCCAGTATGTAACCAAGCACCCAGGCTGCTACATGTCAGATATCCGGCGGGATACGTCACTCCAGAAAGGGGCGATAGCTTCGGCTTTAACCAACCTCACCAAATCGCACATGTTACGACGAACGGGATTCGAAAAGCGCTACCGATACTTCGTAGTCCATCCGGATGACCGGCCTGTTACTCCGCCGAAACGTCAGCCAAAACAGCTCAAACAGAGCACACCTAACCCTCTTAACAACCTATTCAATCAGTGCCTGGCATCAGTGCGGGGCGGGAGAGCATCAGCATGAACGTACAGCGTTACGAACTTGAGATTTATCACTGCAATGGCGGTGAGGTGCTTGTCAGTGAAACCGGTGACTACGTCTCTCACGATGATTATGCCGCCCTTAAAGCCAAGTGCGCGGCGCTGGCTGCTGAGAATGCGGGGCTGAAGGAGCTTATTGAGCAGCACGCAGGATCAATAGCTGTATGCCCCAATTGCTCGCATGAAGAGCCGAGCGAAACAGACGATATTATTGCGCTTTACCGGTCAATGGAAACCCCGGCCACCGACGCCTTCCTGGCCGGAGTGCGTGCGCAGGGTGGGAAAGTTACGCTTCCCACTGGTTATTCAGTTCGCCCGGGTCATCCGATTAACGAAGCAGAACGCGGCGTCATGATCCCAAAAGATAACGGCCCATGGCTTTCTCGTCACGATGTTGAACATGTTTTGCGGGTAGCTGGAATCCGCATCAACGGGGAGGATTGAGATGGCTAAGTCACCAATGAAACTCATGCTGCGCGCATGGAACAAAGAGCTGAAAAATCCAGAGTGGGGCATGGGTAACCGAAAGCACCGGAAAGCCTGCGCTCGTGACTTTGCAGGGGCCAGCATTGAAACCGATGCTGATATCCCGAATCAGGCCGAGGCAGATGACCGCCTGGCGGAAGAACTCACTTACTGGGCGGACTAATCCATGACTAAATTCACCAATGAGCAGTTAATCGAGTACGCAAAAGGCTGCATTGAGTACGCAGAAAAGTTTCAAGACACTGAAGTAGCTCAACAGGAAAAGGCGCTGTTTGAAATAGCACTGGAAAGGCTGACGGCCCCGGTTGAACCGGAAGTGCCGGATGGTTATGCACTGGTGCCGGTTGAGCCGACAGAAGACATGGTCATCCACGGATTTGATTCCGTACCGCATCCGCTGTTCCAGCCAGCCGACTGGGATAAGTACCAGACTATGAGTGGCTGCGAGCAGGCGGCGCACCGGGCTAAGCTGTGCTGGGCTGCAATGATTGCAGCAGCACCGGATTTTCGGGAAATCCGGGATTCGTCAACCAACAATTGTCGGGAAAACGCGGAAACGTCAACCAATGAGTGGATTCCGTGCAGCGAGCGCATGCCGGAAAAGATGGTAAGCGTGTTAGCCACCGGAAATTGGTTCGACTACGCGGTTACCGCATGGGATGGAGGGGAGTGGTTAGATTTCGATGACTACGAGCCGCCAGTAACTCACTGGATGCCGCTGCCTAAGCAACCTCAGCAAAACTCTGATTCCTGATAATCATTTATCAAAACTAGTGGTATAATCATTGTGCGTCCGGCCTGAACACCCGGACGTACCTCGCGCCTGGGAGGGGACTTCTAGGCCATGTATCAAACAAAGAGTAAACATCATCAGTCGCAGGCGCAAAAACGTGTCTGGGGCTTTCTGCATTCTGCGGTTTCCCATGGGGAGGCCGTATGAACATCCCTCAATGCGGTATCAAGCTGCATGCAGGCAACTTTTTAGCCGTCGGCAAGATGCTCCAGGAGCAACTCGAAACCGGCCAGCCTCTGCGCCTGCAGGTCAAAGAGTGGCGCGAGAAGCGCAGTATCTCTCAGAACTCACTTCTTCACATGTGGCTGACTGAAATCAGCGAATACCTGATTAAATCCGGCCGCACCGACGCCACCCCAGAGTGGGTTAAGCGTAACCTCAAAAAGACCTACCTCGGCTGTGAAGAGGTCACCTACACCGACTTTATCACCGGTGCCAAAGAAACAACCTGGGAGCCTCGTCACACGTCTCAACTCGATACCGGGGAGATGCATATCTTCCTGTGCAAAGTCGAGGCGTGGTGCGCTCAGTTTGGCCTGGCGCTGACAATTCCGACCGGTTGCGAGTATCAGCAACTGCGCGATAAGCAGGAGGCGTAATGGCTAAGTTACCTCGCAAAAAATGCAAAGTCTGTGGCGAGTGGTTCCATCCTGCCTACACCAATATCGTCTGGTGCTGCCCGGCCCACGGCGCTATCTACGCGCTTGAGCTTCGCGCCAAACAGAAGGTGAAAGAGACAGCCAAGAGAATCAAGGATGAGCGCCGGAAGGAGCAGGAATCTCGCCGGAGCCACGCAGAGCGACGCCGGGCAGTGAAGCCACTCAGCCATTGGATCCAGATGACTCAGCGCGCGGTTAACGATTACCGCCGAGAGTTCCTGCTTGCTGCCGGTCATGGCTGTATCTCATGCGGGACCAAGACTGCCTTTGCATGGCATGCCGGGCATTACCGCACCACGGCGGCCGCCCCGCAACTCCGCTTCAACCCTGAAAATATTTGGCTCCAGTGTTCAGCCTGCAACGTTCACAAGTCAGGCAACATTGAGTCATATCGTGCTGCGCTGGTCGAGCTGATCGGCGAAGAGAAAGTGCAAGCTCTCGAATCCAACAACGAAATCCACCGTTACACCCGCGAAGAACTGGACGGCATCCGTGCTGACGCCAGAGCTAAGTTACGCGCCATAAAACAGCAGGAGGCAGCGTGACACCAGAACAGATAGCCCGATACCAGGCCGAAAGCGTTAAGCGCGCCAACCTGCCTCCAGTAGCAAGGCACAGCCAGACCGAAACCAAACAGCCGATTAAGGAAGCCGCATGATGAACACTCAATACCTGGAATTTGTACGCCAGCAGCTCATCGTTGCGACTGCCGATCTGAGCGGAGCAACAAAAGGCCAGCTGATGGCCTGGCTGGAGAATGCTCAATTCGATACAGGTACCTTTAAGCGGAAGAAGCCGCGCGTGAAGGATGATGTGACCGGGAAGATGATAACGCTGGATAATCCTCCTATCCTGGGCAAGCAGTCGCGCGCTAAAGGCTCGCATATCCCACTGGTTCAACCGGTCGAATACTCCACGGCATCCTGGCGCCGGGCAGTCCTGTCGATCGAGGAGCATCAGAAGGCGTGGCTGCTCTGGAACTACAGCGAAAACACCCGCTGGGAGAACCAGGTGACGATCACCCAATGGGCATGGGCGGAGTTCAGAGAGATGCTGGGCACCAAAAAAGTGGCCGGAAAGACGATGGATCGCCTGCAGAAGCTTATCTGGCTTGCGGCGCAGGATGTTAAAGCGGAATTGGCCGGGCGCGATACTTACGAATATCAGGCGCTGGCCGAGCTGGTTGGCGTGACGCCAAAGAACTGGTCAGAGACGTTCACCGATCGCTGGGTGGCGATGAGGCGTGTTTTTCTGAGCCTGGATAGCGGCGCTTTATTGCAGGTAACGCGATCACGTTCACAACAAAAGGCAGCAAATTACGACATAAGTCTTGCAAAACTGGATTGAAACGCATATATTTCATGTAAATCTGATATTGTGCCAATGTTGTATGCACTGGCGGTATCTGAGAATTCAAGCCCGAGGTTAACGCCTTGGGCTTTTTATTTGCCTGTAGCTAAGCGGTAAAGCACCCAACTCATAATTGGATGAGCGCTGGTTCGAATCCAGCCAGGCGAACCAAACCCACTGCCTGGGACTATAAGCGCATAGCGCAACGCAGTACCCATCGGTTGGCAGCCCAGAAGCTGCCTTTTTTATTAACGGACTCCGCGGATCACCCTCGACATTCCTTGTTGCTAAATAGCCCTGAGAGTCCGACCCAAATCAACGAGCACCTTACCGGTGCACTCATGAAGAAATCGATTATGCAAGACAGACCGGATACCTGGGCCGTAATGCTTGCGTGGCTTGTAAACCACAAAAACGAAGCTGGCTATTCGGTTCTGGCTTTTGTCATGTCGATACTCGCTACCTCACGCGGCGCAAAATCAAAGTGGAAGGACCGGATCGCTGGCGCAACGATGTGCGGAATTCTCTGCTTCTTCGCTCAGCCCACGCTCACAGCTATATGGGCAATCTTCAACTGGAACTTCCCTCCCGAACTCTGCTGGCCCATCTCGGCCGGGGTTGGTTATGTGGGAGTGGATTCCCTGTTTGCCTATGCGCGGCGTCGTCTTGGCCTGAATGAGCCGGGAGAAAAAGCAAATGCTGACCCTCAATAAATTCCAGCAAGCCACAGGCATCAGTGCAGCGCTGGCGGCAAAGTGGTTTCCTGTAGTCAATGCTGCCATGCAGAAGTATGGCATCAGCACACCATTGCGACAGGCCCACTTTCTCGCACAGATTGGTCACGAGTCATCAGGGTTCGTGCATACCGAAGAGAGCCTGAATTACCGCTACGGCGCATTACTGGCGATGTTCGGTAATCGCATTAGCCAGGCCGACGCCATGAAGTATGGCCGGGTTGATTCAGGCCAGAGCGCGCATCCTGCAGACCAGAAGATGATCGGCAGCATCATCTACGCCAACCGGAACGGGAATGGCGATCGGAACAGTGGTGATGGATATCGTTACCGTGGCCGCGGACTGATACAGGTGACAGGGAAGGCGAACTACGCCGCACTGGTGAAGCAGCTTGGCGTTGATATCGTGAAGAACCCGGAACTGCTTACTCAGCCTCAGTATGCAGCTGAATCTGCCGCTGCATGGTGGAGCAATCACGGACTTAATTCCGTCGCTGACTCTGATGATGTTACCCGCATCACCCGGATCATTAACGGCGGCACTAATGGACTGGAGGACAGGAAAGCCCGCTTGACTAAAGCTAAGGGGGTTTTATGTTCGGTTTAATCAGTTTATTCCGCTTTTTCAGAAACAACGCGCACATCCTTATACCATGCGGATTCATCATCCTTGTTGCTATTTGCCTGTGGGGGCTAAACGCGCGCAACCATCAGCTTACTGCCACAAACGACAGACTTACTCAGCTGAACGACAGCAAGGATGTGCAGATCAACGATTTGAGGGCAAAGAATGACGATCTGGCGGGAAGCGTTAAAGAACTTGCAGGAGCGGTTAACAGGCAAAATGTTGTCATGTCGGAAGTGGCAGAGCAACGGGCCGAAGCTGCACAGCAAAACCGGATGCTGCAGGGTGAGATTAAGCGTTACCTGGCAGCAGATAAGTGCGCTGTTGCTCCTGTTCCTGATGCCGCTGTTGAGCGCCTGCGCGCCGCAGCAGAAGCCGCCCGTGGAATACCGGGTGGTAAAGACGCCAGCCCTGAACCTGCCGGCAGAGTTAACGTCCCGCATTGATGTGCCTGACCTGCCCGATAATCCGTCGTATGGCGACAGCGTTGCAATGAACGGAGAGCTATATGGGATCGTCGGGCAGTGCAACATCGACCGGGCGGCAATCAGGAAGATTGAAGCGTCCAGATCGCCGGACTGATTCGTCACCCCATTTACACAAACAAAGCCTGACTTCGGTCGGGCTTTTTTATTGGGGCATGACAACCCGCACGAAGATCCACCCAGCATTACAAAGCAACATCGGCCTCGCGAATGCGGGGCTTTTTTATGTCCGCAGTAAAACGCGCGTCGCAGCGCATAACACTCCCGAGTCTTTCAGAAAGCTGAGCCTGAGAACTGCCGTATATGGTGGCGACCATCTCGGGGCGGCTTTTCTGTGCGAACAGGCTCATCTTTCTTAAAGGTAAAGACGCTATGAATAATCCGTCAGTTATTCCGGCCTTCGACTTCCGCGAAATGGTGCTCACCGTAGACAACAACGTGATCACCACATCCCTGAAGGTGGCCGACTATTTTGGTAAGCGGCACAAAGACGTATTGCGAGCCATACGTAACCTGAATTGCTCTGATGACTTCACCCGGCGCAATTTTGCGCCCATTGATTTCATTGATAAAAATGGCGATATAAAGCCCATGTACAACATCACTCGTGATGGTTGCATGATGCTGGTTATGGGATTTACGGGTAAGGCCGCCGTCGCTGTTAAAGAATGCTACATCAATGCATTCAACTGGATGGCCGAACAACTTAGTAAACGCACGGCGATGGGTGAAGAAATGCAGCACCGCTACGCCATCAAAGAAACCCGGTCAAAGCTGAAAGGTACGATCGGCAGCAGACTGATGAACGAGCGGAAGAAAGAGAAGCGCGTTCTGGCGGTCGAGCATGAGCACATCATACAGGTGACTCAGCCAGACCTGCTGATCGGGTAAGCCATTCCAAAGCGTCATACCCCGGGCGCTTGATAATGCCTATCCCCTTGAGCGGATAAATCGCAAATATACCCTATAGGGGATAATAATGCAGGTCACCATAGATGGCGTCCAATATGCGCCAGCTTGTATCGCCACCTCTAAAGTTGGTATTGCAATAACCACACATAACCGAGCTGACGTTTTAAAGCGAGCGCTTGAACAGCACATGAAGCACCAGCCAGCCGGTGCGCTGGTAGTGGTTATCGATGATGGTTCAAAACCTGCAGCGGTTGCGCCAGGAGGCGTGCAGCTGCTTCGCCATGAAACATCACTCGGCATTGTTGCTTCGAAGAACGCCAGTCTGTCAGCTCTGATGGATGCCGGATGTGAACATCTTTTCCTGTGGGATGATGACGCCTGGCCAATTGCCGATAACTGGCACCTGCCTTACATCGAATCACCTGAACCGCACCTGGCTTACCAGTTCCTCGATCTGGCTGGACGCAATAAGCTGAACGATATGGCTGTGCTGTACCGCGATGATAAACACATTGCCTACACTGGGCAGCGCGGCGTGATGCTCTACTACCACCGCAACGCGATAGAAAAGGTAGGCGGTTTCGACCCGGTGTACGGTCGCGGCATGTATGAGCATCCTGATCTGGCGCTTCGCATTCACAACGCCGGTTTATCGACATGGGCGTTCGCTGATGTGGCTGGCTCTGAAAAGCTGATTCATTCGATGGATGAGCATGAAGAGGGAACTCGATCAATTCCTCGGCCTGATCGGGAAGCGTTAGTGAAGCGTAACGTTGGCATCTTCAACGCACGGCGAGATAGTGGGTATACCGGATTTGCCTCATACAGCAGCAACCCGAATCTGGTAATTACCACGCTACTGACAAGCCAGCCAGATCCGCAACGCTCAGGAAGAATGAAACATGATGCTGGGATGCTTCAGTCCTGGGTTGACTCAGTGTCTGGTGCTGTACCCGTTGTCATTGCGGATGAGTTGAAGGTATTGCCTTTTGGTGCTGTGCTGCACGAAGTACCAGAACTGAATATGAGTCCATATTTAGCTCGCTGGATTCATATCTATCAATACCTGCGTGCGCATCCTGAATACCATCTTGTCTGGTGCACTGACGGCACCGACGTGGAGATGCTGAAAGAGCCATGGACAGAAATGCTGCCAGGCAAAATCTACGTTGGTTCAGAACACAAGACGTATTCAGATGGGTGGATGAAGGCCAATCACCACGGTAAAGCGTATAGCGAGTTCTTCGAGCGGCATCGCAATGAAACACTGCTCAACGCTGGGCTGCTTGGTGGCAGTCGTGAAGACGTAATGGAATTCGCCCACCGCATTATCCGGCAGCACTACCTGATTGAAAGCCATCGCTTCTGGAAGATGGAGACTGCACCCACCACCCTTGTGGATATGGGTGCTTTCGGTATGGCCGCGAAGTCCTTTGGTGACCGAGTAGTTACCGGGCCTAAAGTGCATACCATCTTCAAGACTGAGGGATTCGGTAAGGAGTTAGCATGGTGGAAGCACAAGTGAAGTTTGTTGTGGTTGGTCACCATGTCCGGCGAGAACAGGCAGAAATGCTGGCTAAATCGCTTTCTGCTCATCTGTTCATTGACGAGGAAGAACACGGCGCTAACTGGAATCACCGCCGCGCTATCGAATGGGCAGCAGAGCAAGCATGCCGGGTTGTGGTGTTAGAGGATGATGCGCTACCGGTGCCA